ACCGATGTTCACTGAGGTTCCGGCGTAATCTTTTGGAATTAGAATTCCAATACGCAAGACAATTGGCGTGGTGTCTTGATTCTCGAAAAACATTTCATATGTTATCTTCTTTACGTTCATGCCTTGTGCTTCCCGTCGATCAATCTCGTCGGCTGATGTCTGTATCGGCACTGTTTGTATAGCATTATAACTATACAACGTCCTGGTGTCGATGTTTACTTGTGCGGCATCAATTTGAGACTCGTACACCTTTGTTGTCTTTTTTATTGACGTCCCGATCTTTCGGAGTTTACGTTTTTGGCGGAGTTTCTTCACTCCTCTGTAAGCACCATAACCCAAACCCGCAGCGAGAGCAGCACCGGCGACGTAAGGACCATATCTTGCCAAACGACCGTATTTAATTACTTGTCCACCCAACCGACGTCGCACTGACCTTGCAGAGGCAACGGCCATCGGCCGTTTTCCGCGGAATCCACCTACGATCCTACGGCGTTTATACCCGAAGCGAGCCATCTTGGATTATTATGCCGCTCGAAACTTGCCGCCGAGTGAGACTTCCCTCCGAGGGCTAGTACAGTATTACCTAGCCCTCCTCTGCTCAGCTCATAAAAAAAGATGCAGTCCGTTCGCTCATATCCGCAATCGAACCGTTGGTGTTTCACCACCAACAATCCCGATCCTTTTACCGAAACATACTTAAGCAACCTTGCCCAAGAAGAAACAGTCAAGTACCTTGTTTACGGCCGCGAAGTCGCGCCGACGACGGGTACCCCCCATCTTCAAGGGTTCGTAATCTTCTCTACCAGACTCCGTCTATCTGCTGTAAAGCAAAAGCTCCCTGTTGGTAGCCACCTCGAGATCGCTCGGGGTACCTCGCAGGAAGCATCCGTCTACTGTAAGAAAGAGTACGACTATGAAGAACATGGAGAACTCCCAGGACCTCCGGGTAAAACAAACCGATACGAATCATTCCGCGATTGGGTACTCGAACAGAGTGACAAACCCTGTGCCGCAGTTATCGCGCGTGAATTCCCTAGCATATTCCTCACATCCGGACGCGTTGACGCATTCGTGGACGCCATCTATCCGCGACGAGTGGATGAAAGCCCCTTTACCTATCGCGGATACCAATTGGCATTGGGAGAGATACTCGATGCCCCGCCCCACCCACGTAAGATCATCTTTGTCGTCGATACCACAGGAAATTCTGGTAAATCTTGGTTCGTCAAAAAATATTCCAACTCACACCCCGACAGTTGCCAGGTCCTTTCCGTGGGAAAGAGAGAAGATCTCTCATACGCCATCGACGAGTCCAAGTCAATCTTCCTCTTTGACTTACCCCGATCTTCTAGCGAATTTCTCCCGTACACCGTCTTGGAGCAGCTTAAAGACGGAAGACTCTTCAGCAACAAGTACCAGTCCAAAATGAAACTCTTACATGCTCCTTGCGCGCATGTAGCGGTCTTTACTAATGAATATCCGGATATGTCTAAACTGTCCGTCGACCGTTTCCAGATCATTGATTGGCACCCGGACTATAACCTCTAAGTAGAAATTTAATTAACGACTAATAAGCGTTTTTAAGTTAATTAACATGTCTCTACTGCACTAGTTAACCAAACAGTACGCTAAGTTGGGTAACCGACCAACCGACCTGATTCAATCAAAAATTCTTGGTACAGGCCGAAGGCCGTTATGGCGCTCCGCGCCGCGAGCGAAGCGAGCCTCGGCCCAAGAATTCAAACCCTCGTCTCTACAGGCCGAAGAGCCATCTTCGGCGCGCGAAGCGCGCCCGATTTTTTTACTGATTTTCTTGGAAATGAACTCTGATGTTTCTGATTACTTTGGCGATAGCTCCAACTGCCACCGCATTCGCGGCAGTAGTGCGACTGTCCAGCCAGTATACGAGCGTTGGGTCATTGCCTTGTGTGAAACCACCTGCGTCGAACTTGAACTGTCGGTTTACTGGTAATGTGTACTTCCAGTGGAATTCCGACTTAGCAGGTACATTGTATAACGCATTAACTGCTGCATTTTTTGGTCCTAAGAGAACTCTCTTCTGGAAAAGGATGTCATATTTGTCCGTGTTAATCGGACGTCCTGTTATATCTAATCCCTTCAGAGGTGTTCCAAAGTCTACATGATCAAGCGTTCCCCAATTTCTGAAGAACTCATCGTTACCGATGTTCACTGAGGTTCCGGCGTAATCTTTTGGAATTAGAATTCCAATACGCAAGACAATTGGCGTGGTGTCTTGATTCTCGAAAAACATTTCATATGTTATCTTCTTTACGTTCATG